CGAACAAGTGCGATCAATACTGGATTCCAGTTAGCAACGTTACCTGTTGCGTTAGCAGGTGCTGCTTCAAGCAGACCTTCTTCACGCAGTGCAATTTCTTGGTTTTCTAGAACAGCAGCTGTTACTGCTCTCCGGTGCGCGTCTTTAATTGAACCAGCTGACTCTTCGTTCAGTACTGGTGCCCATTTTTCGACGAGCCGATCGTATGATACTGTATTTTGCATCGTTTCCGAGCTCCTTAGTTTTTGGTTTGTCTCTTAATGGCAGAGAGATACTGTGACATTGCGTCAGAAGATTCGACTTGAAAAGCATCTTCTTCATCTACAATTTCTTCAGTAACTGCTGCGGCCTTCTTGTTGAAATAAGATTCTTTTACAGTGTTTACCTTTTCGGCGAAAGTAACTTCGTCGTCAAAGTCTACGTCTGCAACAAGACTCTTGAGCTTGTCAATTTGAGTCTCTGCAAGATCACGTGTTGCTTCACGAATGATAGCTTCACGCTTGTAACCTTCCAGTTCCTCTGCCATTTCGATGGCTTTACCAGTCTGACTATTGAGTTTCTCTTCGAGTTCCTCAACTTCAGATGCTAGTTCATCGACTAGGTCGACCTTAGACTCAGGTACTTCGATATATGATTCTGTGAACAAATCTTTCAGATTAGTCATAAACTTCTCTGCAATTTCTGTACGCAGTCCAGATTCGATAGCAACTTTATTGTCTTCGATCCACTGTTCGACTACATAGTTCAGGTATGAATCTACCTTTTCTACGAGATCTTCTTTAGTCGTCTTGATTTCCTCAGAAAGTTCTTCTTCGTACTTTGCTTCAAGACGATCAATCTCTTCAGACAGCTTTGATTTAATTGCTGCTTCAAAGATTGTTTCAGCTTTTGCTTTAAACTCTTCGGACAGTGTTGCTTCTTCATTAACCAAAGCATTCAGATCTGCTGAAAAATCTGCTTGATAGTGAATGTCTTGCTTTTCAGCAATTGCTTCACCTTCAAACTGATCTTCATCTAGATCATCAGACATCATCTTGCCGTATGCAGCCATGAGTTGGTCCTTTTTCATACCATTCATTTTACCGTACATTGCGTTGATCATGCCAGCTTTTGTCTTTGGCATTGGTTCCTGCATAGTGTTATCTGTTCCACGCTTTTTAGCACTTGGACCAGAATCACCAGCATCATCTACAGAAGCGACCGATTGGGCTTCAGCATTTTTTGGATCGTGAGTGTTTGCTTCCACAACTTCGTTCGTTACTTCGTCGTGGAGTTCAACATCATGATCTTCAATGATTTGATTATCAGTCATTATTGACTCCTTGTTATTTAGATTTAAGTAACGAGAGGAAATTCTTAAACTCACGAACCTGTGTCTCATAGAGATCGGTACGTGGAGCCTTCTTAATTTCAGTCTCCATCTTTTCAATAGTTTGTGCTTCAATTATGCCGTTATTCCATACCCATTCTACGCCTTCCATGATCCCATTAACGAATGCTCCAGGTGCAGATGGATCTTGAACAATGTCAATAGCATTGAGTAGAAAATCTTCTTTTACTACCATAGCGCCATTTTGTTGCATTAAACTTCCCATACCACGAGTCGAAACGCCTAGTCCTACACCACCGTCGAGCAAACCTTGTACGATCATACCCATTGGAGTTTCTAGGATTGTGGCTCTTCCCATAACATCGTTGCCCTTGAATTCAAGTTTATCGATCTTATGTGAAACTTTATCTAAGTTTACCGTCGGACCTTCTGGGTGATTCAATTCACCAACTGCCCGACCTTTAGAAACTTGTGTATCGACATATCTACCAACTGCGCTTTCCATTGTTGCTTTTGGATAGATACGTCCATTTCTATTTTTTTGATCAGCTTGAGCAAAAATACCTTCAATGATGTACTTCTTGCTACCGTCTTTTTTAGCTTCGGTGATCACTTCAAGATGTGAATCATTAAATTCTGCAATGAGTTTCATTTGCTCAACCTTTATACTGTTTCACGAATTCGAGTCCGGCGCTTTCAGCTTCTTTCTGATTGCGATAAGCATCAAGACGATCCCCATCCACATACGTAATAAAGCGACCTTGATCTTTATGTACCATGATAGAAATACCTTTAACTTTCTTATCATAGACTTTTTGACCTTTTGGCTCTCGACCAGCTAGTTCTCTAATTTGTGAAAATCTTTTCATTTTAATCCTTGTATATTATTTATAATAATATTACTTTCTACTGAAAGAAAATTATTCTTCTTCATTTTCTTCTTCTTCAGGCTCGCCCTCTGCTTCAAGGTCAAGATCGAGCTGGTCATCACCGTCTTCGTCCCCCACGGTGTCTTCATCGTTTTCAGCATCAGCCTCTACTCCATTATAGATTTGATCTGCAAGACGAATTTTTTCTTGATCTAAAGCATCTCCAATTTTAGCTTGCATCAAATTACCGAATACTTTATTTGCTTTGTTATAATCTTTATCTAGAGCATGCTGTACAAGATCTGCAAAAGAATCATTTTTTACTGCTGCTTCTTCAGACATATTATTGTTCCTCGTCATTTTGTTGTTCATCTCCACTTTCATCAGAAGATTGTTGTGCTACTTGCGCAATATCATCATCTGTAAATTGTAAAACATTTTTCATAACCCATTCTTGTGAGAAATACTGACCAACATAGTTATTCACAGTATCAAGGGTTGCAATTCTTTCACGAAGTATTTCCATTTCCTTTAGTTCCGTGAAATAATTGTCTTTAATATAGTCAACTGCTATATCATTCTTCATATTGCTCCAGTCTTCTTCGGTAATAATACCTTTTAACTGAAGCTGCACTTTTAAGATATCAAGGAATAATGATGAAAACCTTGATCTTAATCGACCAATAAACTTTTGAAATTTAAGCTCATCGCGATTAATTTCTGTAGATCTACCTAAACTAAATTGTTGTTCTTGCTCTAATCTATTAATAGGAACATTGAGTGAACGGTATAATCTTTTTTGAAAGTATACAATATCGTCGATCTGTCCTAGATTTTCGCCGCCGGGTAGTGTAGAAATTTCTGTGCCTCTACCACCTTCACGCCTTGGTAGCCAAAAATCTTCGAGCATTGACTGATGTTTACGATCATCTTTAATTTCACCGGTTGATGAATCGTATACAAGTTTATTCCTGTAACGAGTCATGATATCTTTCATATATTGTTCGGCTTTACCGCGTGGCAAATTACCTACATCGATATAAAAGATACGTCTTTCGGGAGCACGTGCTAAGCGATAGATGACTAAAGAGTCTTCCATCATTCTCAATTGATTGAGGGGCTTAAGTGCTTTATGTAAATAAGATAAGACTTTTTTACGGCCCTCATCGAGTAAACCCGATGTTACATAAGAAACTGAATCTAGACTTAATTTAACACCGCTTCCAGTTTGTTGGATCGATGCACCAGATTGTGGTTTGTCTTGATAAATGTAATACTCGTCAACCTTCTCAATGACTTGAGCATTCGTCAATGGATCTTTTTTCTTTTTGACTTGCTTTACTTTTCTAATTTTTGCAGAGTCAATTGGACGTATTTCTTGAATACCCGCTTTCAAATTTGATTCATTTACCACTAGATGATGGTATAGTCTTCCATCAACATACCAACGTCTAAAAATATCATGTCCTAGCTCGTTAAATCCTAGCATAGAAATAACATTATCGAATTCATTTTTTATTTGTTTTTTGATGCTATCACTAACTTTTAGATTATCCATATAGATATGGATGCTTTGACCTTCTTCATTAGAAGAAATTGACTCATTTGTAATGTCTTCGATAGCTGCATCAACTTCCGGATGCATTGAAACGCCTCGGTATTTCATAATGAGTTGATAATTGTCTTTCGAGTCATCACCGTCAATATTGATATATTGGCCATAGTGACTACCTGATGCTGTTACATAACCAGCACCGTCATCATCTCTTGCAGGAACGATAGAGGGCAATTTTTTAGGATCTTCATCCTTTTGTCTCTTTATCTCAAATCCAAATAATCTAATTCCTTTTTCTTCGGCCATTTAAATTTCCTTTTGTATAATGAGAGCGGAGAAACTAATCCCTCCGCTCCCTATTATCTATACTACCCGTCAGTGGTGTCTGATACCCAGTACTGATACTGCCATGTGCATGTAAATCTTTCGATTGTATCAGTATCTCCATAACTCAGATCGATAGGTGAGAGCTCTATTGGGAAAGCGTCACGGAAAGTGTAACTCTTAATTACGCTTTCATCTCTATCAAACTGATCTACTTTCAGATCTGCAAAGTAAAGTTCTGGATTCTGGATACCACCTGCATCTGCATGATTTGCAATTGCATTCATCCATTTTTCCAGTTCATTACGAATCTTGAAATCCGTATCATTGATAATAGTGGTTGTCCAAACATCAAATGTTCGGTCTCCAGCCATTTTTAATGTACGACCACGAAACGGAATCACGATTGAACCAATTGTTGATCCCGGAAGTTGAGCTGCTTCACACATGAATGAAGCAAAATCAATATCAAGATTCACTCCAAGCCCACCACGTGGATTTGCAAGCGTCACCTGAAAGAGGTTACCGCGAGCACCGCCACCAGCGAGTCTTGCCTTAAATTCGTCTACGCTACCAAGTGCCATAACTTACCTCCTATACGCCGCTTGAGCCAACGACTTCTTCAAAGTCGACACCGGTTCTAACAGCTACGAAGTTCAATGTGACGTAGTTAATCGAGCGGGCCGGTTTGATGAAGATGTTAGCGATGAATTCATTGCGATCGATAACTGCCGCAGTATTGACTGTTTCATCAGCCACAATACGGAAGTCTGTAATACCACGCCGACCTTTAACATCTCTCAGTACTGGTTCGATAACATTGACAAACTCAGCTCTTGTGAATTCATCGTTAAACTCGAATAGTACGTTCTGAGCTGCACGTGAAATTGCTCTTTCAAGAACAAGGAATAACCGACGTACATTGATACGATCAAATGCAGATGGCCGGCTTAATCTTGTCTTGTCACCAAACAACTGAAGACCCGTTCCAGCGACATTAACGATTGGGTTAACGCCGGCTTTATACAAAGAGTCTCTATTAGTTTTACTTGGGTTATAGTCAATTGACGTTACACCGAGATAATTACCACGTCTATTGCCAGCTGGTGAGAACCAAGGGGCGGACACTCTATCTGTTTCTGCCATTAAACCGGCAGTAGAAGATGAAGCAGGAATCTGAATGTATTGATCGTTGTACTTATCGTAAACTTTCAAGTAATTACCATCAACTACCAAGTATGAAGAATTTGTGAAAGTACCGATTGTGGTTGTGAGGTTTGTAGTAATAGTTGCTTCATTCGTAAGATTTACAATATCATTACGTGCAGGAGATGCAGTAACAACACAATCTTTACGAGTTGTACCAGCAATTGAAACTAGATCGTTCACAACAGTGGTTTGATCTACACGAGTTACCATACCCGGTGCAATCAAAAAGTCGACTTCTACTGTTTCTTTATCTTCGAAAAGATCAAAGCCTGAAGCAAATTTTGCAGTATTAAGAGCAGATGTATCTACACCTGAATCAAAAGCAAAGTTAACTGTTGCTTCATTGCCTGTTCCTAAGAATGTTTTTGCAGTACCCGCAGTTGTTGCAGTTCCAGCATTACCAGAAACAGTAAAGTCAGAATCAAATCCAATCATGTGGATGTAATTTGATCTTTCGTTGATTACATTAACTGCATAGTTATTTTGTCCAAAATCACCTTTTGCATCGGACGCAACAGAAACATATGGGAAAGTTTCGAGAACTGATCCAGCTGTTCCAGTGAATGAACCGTTAACGTCTATAACTGCGACGTGGATTTCATCATTTGAACCATTGCGATTTGATGCATATGATGAAGTACCCGGAGCTGCATCAAAAGATGATTTATAAGCCCATCCAGCAAATGCTGAATCACTTATAGATGGTGGACAGATTGAAACTCTGAGTGAATTACCCAGCGCACCTGGGTATCGTGCGACAAATGTGTATTTGTCTGAATCAAGCGATGCTTGCTGAGTATCGAAATTTGATTTATTTTTTACAACTGGATTTGTCAAAGCGCCTTTATTGTAAGAAGCAGTTTGACCTGTTGTAGATGAAGCATTTGCTCCGTTGGAGTCCGCCATACGAACAACTTGAAGAGAATTCGAATAACGCAAAAAATATGCAGCATTATGGAAATCAACAGTGTTTGTTGTGTTTGGTGTGGCAAATGTGTCTACTAAGCCTTGTTCATTGGCTACGAGTACTCTTTGCTCGACAGGACCCCATCTAAAATTGCCTACAATTGCGCCAGTAGAAGTTTGTACGTTTGGCACTCCGCCAGTGGTATCAATTTCTTTAACGACAACCGCAGGAGATTCTGATGGTGTAAAAAGTGCCATTTTTTTATCCTTCTCGGTTTATACTGATATGAAACATTATACGAAGATTTATCAACTATCGATAGTATTTATAATATTTTTAATTTACATCAAATTCTATGACCCAGCCGGGTCTTTCAATCTCGTTATCGATATATTGTGATCCATCATCGATAAACCCAAAAGGTACTATATCATCTTCAATTTGTTTCATTTTT